GTTCTTCTCTTGGTGGAAGCCATATTCCAGATGTTCGTAGAGGGCGCCGTCAAGAACCCTCTGGTAGATATCCAGGGTGAAGCGCCGATCCGGATAGTCGCTGTCCGTGGGTATTTTGGAGATGATCGAGCGAAACACGTCACCTCCCCATCAGTGGGATATGCATTTGGCGGGAGGGCTTGGCGAGGCTCAAGAACGCGTTGAAGGCGCGTGATGTGCTGTCTGCATCGTCGTCGTGGGTAGCGTCGGGAAAGGCCTCAAGGGAATCGAACCATTCCGCGTTCCAGGCGCCCCTCAGCACCCTGACGTTGCCGGCCTGGGCCTGCGCAGAGAAGGGTCCGAAACGGGTTGTCTTGTCACCAGTCTCCGGCGTGGACCTCACCGTGTAGCCTGCCAACGCCTTGATCAGCGCCAGCACTTGAGACTTGCCCGCTTGCCCGGGATCTTGGGGAAGGCTGATCTCTGTCGCGGTGGTGTCCTCGCTCGCCGTGTTCTTCAACATCCGCTCGATCTCGAACGGCGTGTCCCGGCGCCGGCGATGGTCCACCACGTAGAAGCGGCCTTCGTTGTCCCGGCCGATCTTCGTTCCGGCGGTCCAGTCTGGATCGTTGACGTCTGTCTTCGGCGTGGCCGCCAAGTCCCAGCCCCGGATGAACTTCAGCCCCGCGGGCAGCGCATCAACGACCTCGCACCACGACCTTTGGAACAGCAAACCAGCCGCAGGGCGGATTTTCCAGTTGCCGCCGAGGAGACGCTCCCGCTCCACCGTCGGCTGCGCCATTAGATTGGCGAGGTAGCCGGGGTCCGCCGCCATTAGGGCCGCGTTATCAGTCAGCTTGGCCGGGACAAACGTCACCGACTTCGGCGGTATCGGCCTGCCCTCGACGGGATCGACGTAAGCGCCAAGCTCGCCTGGCTGATCGGCCCAAATCAGCTTGTCGCCAATGCGGACAAACCACCTAAGGGCGCCGGCCCGCTCTGGAATCGGAAGACCCGTGTTCTGGTCTATCCACCAAGCTATAAACGTGGCGACCCAGCTATCCGCGTCCGGGTTGCAGGTCGCCCGAATGTAAGGCCGCACGCCGCACATGGAGCGGTTCCGGCTGACCATGTACCAGAACTGCTTCTCGCTGAAGTGGGTCAGCTCGTCGAAGCAGATGAGCGGGATTTGCGATCCCTGCCAATTATAGACGGTCTTGTCGTGCTCAAGGTGAGCAAAGCTTACGGTGGCCCCTTGGGGAAAGCCCCATTCCAAGACGTGCTCTTTCGGCGATCCGCCGATTAAGGGGTAAAGCTTTTCGCTTTCGTCCCAGAGCCCACCCTCGTTCCGGACTTGCACCGTGGTGCGGCGAAAAAAGACGGCGCCGAAACTCTCGTTGGCGACGTGCCGGAGCGGCTCCATCAGGAGCGCCCATGTCTTGCCGCCCCCCGCCGCGCCGCCGTAGATCGCGATGTCGGCCGGGCTACCCAAGAATGTTGTCTGCGGACCTGGCTGCGGCCTGATCTCGCGCGGGCTAAGCTCGGCCATTGTCGGGCAACGCGAAGATCGTCACCGGTGGCGGGGCCGATGGAAGATCCTTCCCATCCCTCCCCGTCAGTTCTCTCCGGTTCGTATAGGCGTTCCCGACTTCCTTCGCCGCCTGCTCATGGAGTTGAGCGGCGAGCGCCAGGTTGCCCTGTGTCTCAGCCCTATCGGCCATTCGCCCTAAAGCCCGAAGCCTCACGGCGCGGTGGCTGATGCCTATTTCCGCGGTGTTCTCCAGAAAGGTCTTCCGGGTTTCGGCGAAGAGCGCTTTCCACTTCTCCGCCAGGTTCCGGCCGGCGCGGCGCTCTGGGTTGTAGACCTCACACCCCTGAGGCGTGATGAGGAATCCGAACTCCTTCTTGACGTTTGCCGCCACGATGGAGGGCGGATCAAAGCAGGCGAGCGACTGAACCACATAGGTTCGCGCTTCGTCTGTGAGTTTCACTTCGCGCTGAGCGGCCATCAATAAGGCCTCAAGTTGTTAAGCTGTTTGCCGGAGGCAGGTCCCGCACACCTTGCTAATCGAGGCAGCGGCAATCTCTGGAGCGTGTTGCGCAGCCTCTATGAGCGCGAGGGTCTGTCCTGCAGCCGCCCCTACGCCGTAGCGTCTGACGATGCCGACAAACTCCTCGACGTCATGACCCCTCATGGCGAAAGCTGGCATCCCGCTCTTGCGGAACTTCGGGGCGCCGAACTCGTCTCGCTCCTGGCCGGCATGGTAAAGCTCGTGCTCGACCAGGGCGCAGAACTCGGCGTCGCCACATTGGTCCGCGTAATTCGCATCCAGCGTGATGATGAAGTCAGGCGCGCGGCCGAACCACCCGCGGTTCTGCACCTGCACCCTGGCCTTCGCCCACTTCCCCATTGCGCGGGGCTCGCCGATCTCACATTGGCCGACGATGCGGTGCTGGTGGCGGCTGTTGCCGACATTCGTCCAAAGGAAGCCGATATGGGCGAAACGAAGGTGGGCGTGATCCTCGTTCGGGAGCGAAGCGTCTTCGTCGATGAAGGTGGTCAGAGCCCAACCGCTCAACCGATCGTCAGGGACGAACATAGGCGGTGCGAGCGGATCTAGGATCTCCGCCGGCGGTCTAGGCCGCATCGACCCTCACCACCCTACGGATCATCCGCACCTCAGGATTTACCCGGCGCTCGGCATGGGAGAGCGAGGCGATCTCAGCCTTGGCCTGGTCCTCGGTGTGGAAGCGAGCCGTACCCATGAAGTAGCCGCCAGCGATGCGCCGGCCGATGAAGGTCTCGATCGCGTACATGCTGGGGGCTCGGTTAAATCCGCAGGCCAGAGGTGACGAACCCCGTCCAAGCGATCGCGGCGCCGATCATCACGCCAAAGGCGGTGAAGTAGATGGCGATCCACTTCTCTCGGGGTGTCAGGGGCATTGTTCATCCCCTAGTGCATGGTGTTCGCCCCGCCGACCGGGGCCGACAGGTTTAAGCTCTGAGCTGGAGGGTGATCAGTGCGTCAGGGGGCGATGGGGTTCGGCTGGCGATATGGAGAAACTCGCTGGTGCGCCCGGGGCGCAAGTCTGCCGATGCCCAAAGCTACCACTGTTCGTTTAAACGACCATAGCCATCGCAACATGTGGGGTGCGTCACGCCGCCACAGGCCTGCGCCCTTCAGCAGCCTCGCGCTTCTTCCGCGTCGCGTCCTCACGATCAAATTCCTCGTAGGCGAGCGTCAGGTTGGCGGCGGCCGATTGGACGGAGGCACTTTGAGACATCAAGTTGTCTTCGCCCGTGATGTGGGCAACCACTTCCCGCCAGGTCGGGCACCTCATTCGCATCACGTCGGACGGATGGCAGAGCTCGGCGAGGAGCCACGCGTCCCGCATCCCAACCCGCTTCAGGACGGCCTCGATTTCAGCCTTGGCGGCGATCATGTTGTCCATCTTGCCCTTGCCCGTCTCCGCGCCGTTATCGACACGGACGACCCTGGCGGAGCCGAGCTCGTCAAACTGCACGGCGAAGGCCTTCTCTAGACGTCGGCAAGAATCGTAGGCGCCGGCGGCCATTTTGTTTCTCAGCTCGGCGAACACGTCACGCCGCCTGCCCCGCTGCTCGTTGATTTGGCTGGTGCGGTCGATCTCAACGTCCGAGAGATTGGCGAGGGATGACGACTCCCATTGAAGGCCAAAGGCGGCGAAGTCTTGGGCGCGGCGCAGGGCCTCAGATCGCTTCACGGCCGCCGCCTTGCGGGCTTGTTTGCCGAGGGGCTCCAGAGGCTTTGGGGCCACCTTCCGGGCCGTGCCGTTCTGGAACCGCCGCCCCTTGGTCGCGGCGATGGTTTGCTCCATGGTGATGCCGATCCGGCGTTCGATCTGCGTGAGGATCATCCCGGCGTCCCGATGGTAGGGCTTGCCCTTCTCGATTAGCCTCTTCGCCTCCTCAAGCTGGAGGGCGGCGAACCAGGGCAACTCGTAGTCCTCAGCGGGAAGGATCAGTGGAAGTCCGGGGTGATCCTCCATCGCGCCGACCATTAGACAGAAGGGCTTAGTTTCGTTCGACATGGATTTACACTCCGAAAAGCTTGGCTTTCCGAAGCGGGCGGAATGAACGAGTGGACACTGATCTTGGTGCAGTGATTTGCAGCTAAGCCATATGTGGCAGAGCGCCGCGCATCATCCTTGCGACACGGCCTCGAGGGCCGCCATCGGGAGGCCACCGAAAGGCTCCAGCAGTGAGACGATATCGTCAGACCACCCCCTCCTGTCGATTAATAATCCCTTTCGAAACTCAACCCCCCGCATGTTGGGATACTCGTCTCGCGCCCATGCTGCGATTATGGCCCAAAGGCGTTGATCCAAGAGCGGCTGCGCCGCCTTCACCGAAAGGATCAAGCGCACCGCCTCGTCCGCCATGTCGAAAGGCCCAGATGGCAACAAAGCGCCCACCACGCACCTACCAGTCCCAAGGGACCTACGGTAGAAACCGGTCTCCTGACATCATCAGGATGTTCGGTGCGTGATGAGGCGCTTTGTCGTTTGTCAAGATGGAGGAGTCGGGCGCGAGAGTCAATGAAATTTTCCCTTGACTCCGGATTTCTGCGACCGAATCGGCACGAATCGTTCCGATTCTTAATGGGCAATTAACGAAGAGGTAAGTTACTTTTTTGTCCGCCAGCGCGAGCTGCCCCTACGCTTGCGCTTCGGCTGTTTGGGCGTGCCGACCAACTCCCCCTCGATATCTCAGTCGCTCGCCCTAAAGGCTCA